CTGAGAATTACATGCACGCTTTCATCAAGTCTCAGATGAAAATGAAAGACGGCTCAACGACTTACATCTCACGATCCCATGACGACGACGAGCTTGTGCTACAAAAACCCCTCGCAGGACCTGGGCAGACCCTAGTCACTGCACAAAGCTCAAACCTTCTCATTCTCGGCCCCATCACGCGCTACATTTACGATAAAGTTATGAAATCTGCACCCGAAACTGTCTATGTCCACAATGGTAAGACAATCGGACAAATGCAGAAATGGGCTACGACCCATATTCCAACCGGTTCTCCGGATTTTACGACATGCGACTACACTCGCTACGATTTTGGTTGCCGCGGTCCAACACTGAACTTCGAACTCGCTCTCTTCGAACATTTCAGCATCCCAAAAGAGCTGATTGATTTGTACGTCGAGATCAAGACGACCATGTTCACTCAGTTCGGACCATCCGCCATCATGCGCTTCACGGGTGAGTTCGGAACTCTCGTTCTGAACTCCTTCTGGAACATCGCCTTTCAATCTCTGAAATTCGTTATTCCAAAAGGCACTCCTATGATGATCGCCGGTGACGACTCGCTCTTCCTTGGCACATTGCGTCCCTCTGAAGCTTTCCAGCGTGTCGAACACAAATTCAAGGACGTGATCGCCAAGCTCGTTTATGGGAAACTCGGCGATTTCTGCGGCTGGTGGATCACAGGTCATGGCGTCGTTCGTAACCCAATCATACTCGCCCTCAAGATCGCCTTCAAATCGATGAAGCATCAGGAAGCTCTCATAGCTGACTCTTACTACATCGAGGCGCACATTGGTGATCTTCTTGGTGACAAGCTCTACGACGTGCTTCCACCTCGTGCAATCGAAGCCCAAGCCCTCATCATGTCTTGGTTTCGTGCTCATCCCGATCTCACCCCTCATTACGTGAAAGATGTCCTCGCCTATGATCCCGGTTTCCTCAAACGCTCCTTACGTATCTTCGGCCAACGCAGTCCTCATGACTCTAATCTCTCATCCACGACACTCTCTCAAATGCCAGTCTCTACTTTCTCATCCACTGCGACTGCCAATCTCTCTGCTCTCAACGATTCTCTCTATTGATGCAGAGATCCCACACACTCTTTTCCTACAAGTCTAAAAAAAAGAAATCATTCGTTAACGTCATGGCCGATTCTTCGCAATCCGCGAGCGATCTGCTCAACACCGATTCCATCTCCGTTTCGGTCATTGATGTTTTCTGCACCTGGCGCATTCCCATTCTTCCTTCCTACTCCAAGACCACCGGTAAGGCCGCGACGACCACTGAGAAGCTTCAGGTTCTACCTGGCTTCG